TTAATTTTTATTTATTATTTTATTTTACTCATCATCTCCTTAATTCTTCTGAATTGAGGGTTCTCATATGCTTTAGACTCAGCTAAAACTTCAGTAGAAGAAGAAGTTGTTGGAGTGTTAGTGATTTTTTCGGCTACAGTTTCGGTTACTGTTGTTTTTGTTCCTAACTCAGCCTTTATTGTTTCGAATAAATTTTTAGATTCATTCATAGTTGAAACTGAATCAAATCTCTTTAAAATATTCAATTTCTCTTGTTTTGTTGTAGTATGTTCAGTGAATAAACGAGTAGCGTAAGCTAAGTTCGCATTAAACACTGCAACCTCATTTAATTTTTCTTTGAAAAGAACAAGGGCTTTCTTGTACTCAGCATTTTGCTTTTTCAAGTTTTCTACTTCCTCATTCATTTCATGACGACCAGCTTTGAACTTTTTACCTTGATTAGCAGGAACTCTAACGTCATTAGCGAAAGTACGAGAGGCTTCGGTAGCTTCAACTTCTTTAGGTTCTTCTTCTGATTCACCTTCAGTAGCTTCAACTTCTTTTTCTTCTTCCTCTTCTTCGTCCATTTCGATTTCGTAGATAGTTTCTTCTTCCATAGATTCCTCTTCTTTAGATTCTTCTTTTTCTTCAGAAACTTCTTCTTCCATATTCCAATCTTCGTCAACTTCAGACTCTTCACCATCTAATTTGATGATATATTCGTCATCAGCTGTTTCAAGTTCAACATTATTTCCGTCTTTTTTAACTACGATACCATCTTCAGGTTTCATAGCTTTGAACACTTTCAATACTTCTTCGTCAGAAGCACCTGTCATGTCCATAACGTCTTCATCATCCATACCCATGTCGTCAGAAGGTAATTCTAATGAATCTTCAGAATCCATAGATTCATCATCCATTGATTCTTCATCACCCATTTCATCACCACCAACTTCTGAATCTAATGATTCAATGTCTTTACTTGGTTCGTTATCGAGGTCGCCTTCATCTTCAGAATCGTCATCAGCTTCTTCATCATCAGCTGGTTGTTCTGACATATCTTTTTCTTCCTCTTCTTTAGGTTCCATAGACTCTTCTTCTGAAGCTTCTACTTTCTCCTCTTCTTCCAATGATTCTTTTAGCAAATCTTTAAGTTCTTCCTTCATAGTTGAAGCAAGTATACCTTTTGCATTTTGCTTTACTGCTTCTTCAAGATTCTGTACTTGAAGTAACGCTTGTTCTAAAATTGATTTTTCAGTCATTGTGAAAATTTGTTATTTTTATTACATATAAATACTCGAGTTTAGAGAAAAACTCGGTTTATTAATATTCCAGCCGTTAAAATTTCTTTATTTGGATAAAAATCTATCTAAACCTCCCATCAATTTTACCATTCTATCATCCAACGATGGTTTCTTTTCTTCGGATTCTTGATACTGCTCTCTTTCCGAAGGGTCAGAAAAAACATACGCTCCTGGTGTTGATGGTGATGATACTAAATCAAAACAAACCAATTCGAAGTCGTCCTGAACTATGTTTTGACCTTTAACGTTTTTAAGTGAACCCACACCACGAGAAGATATTCCTAAAGTGGCTCCATTCATTAATAACATTGCGGCTTGGTCACCCTTAGTTGATACAATACCCATTTTTCTCCAACCTGGAGAAGTGAATAATTTTATTTTACCCATTAGGATTTTACCATCCCACCATGTTTCAAGAATTGAATGTGAAACTCTATCTAAATCGATAAGTGAAGAAGAAGGATGATTTAATTCATTTAAAGCTCCTCCTTTTTTAATAAGTGTTTGGTATTTTTCGTTTTCTCTTTTTAATAAAACTTCAGGATAGATTCTTCCGTTTTTATTTGGAGTGTCGTATTTTTGTAACACAGCATAAAGAATTAGGTCTTGTGAAAAGTCCATTTCTTTAGCCTCTCTAATAATTTGTTTATTCTCTTCTGGTGAAACGTGACCAGCATCGTATTCAATTAAAATACCATGTCCGGTATCTTTCGGTCCCAATATCTTCATCTATAGATTTTATTACTATAAATACATCAATATCTCTATTATTTTTTGGATTTATGAAAATTGAATAATTTTTTATCTGTCAAACCATTTTCAATCACAGATGTGAGAATATCTTTTACGTTATTTTTTACTTCTTTTGTTTTAACATCAAATTGTCTATTCACATACAAAGTAACCTCCATATTCATAAAGGATCTTTTTTCTAATTTAATTCCTTTAGTTCTGATATCTAAATCAACTATTGATTGTTGTTTAAACAAAGGATTTTTTAAATTATAGATTATTTCTTTAACTCGACGTCGAGATTTGTATATCATTTCCTCGAAATCATCAGACTCATTTTCTGGTTGTAACCAAGAATTAAATTTCAAATAAATGGTTTTAAGATTTCTAAAATCTACGGTCCCATACCCGATTTTAACATCATTGTACGTCCCTAAAGGGATATACTTTCCGGTTTTCATTATTTCAACATATTATAAAATTTTATGGTGTAATTAAAAAATACATAAAATTTATTAAAATACCAAAAAAATTTTCATATATTTGTGATATACTTATATTATATGATTATAATCAATTTAAACAACGAAAAAAATATTGAATCTGCTTTAAGAACTTATAAACAAAAAGTTCAAAAAACAAAACAAATTCAAAAATTAAGGGAAAGACAAGAGTTTGTAAAACCTTCTGTCAAAAAAAGAAGCCAACGTTTAAAAGCTATCTATGTACAACAAATAAAAAATGGTCTTAATTAAGACCATTTTTTAATTCCGATAATCTGAAATAATTATATCTCGAAGGTGACATTTCATTCACCTCTTTTTTAACACTATCTAATTTATTTTTTAATTCTAAATCATTTGATTCTGTTAATAAACTATCAACTTTATTTAAAATTGATTCTTGTAATTCACTAGTTTTAGTAATTAAATCTTCATGAGAAATTGATAAAATATTTTTCAATTCTTCTTTTTGTGATTCTGATAATGTATTAGAATATAAAACATTAAAATTATTAGTTAATACAGCGTTTAATAATGATTCATTAGGAACTATTGTTATTTTTTTAGTTTCCATGATTTCTTTATTAGTTGTTAAATGTTCTACCAATTTCTTTTTTGCAATAACTTTCTTTTCGATATTTGATAACGTGTCTTTATCCATTAATTGGTCTAATGATTCATATAAACTATTCGTTGTTATTTCAACATCACCTAACTTTTTATCTAAAGATTCACAAAATTCCAGTAAACCATTTTTTTGTTGATTAATCATAGTCTCAACGCCGTCAACAAACAATTTTGCGGTTTCTTTATCTTCAATGTATTTGTTCTCTATTTCTTCGTAAAACAAATACATTTCTTTAAATTCTTTATTTTCTTTTATAGTTTTTAAAATATCTTTCATCTCACTTTTATCTTCTTTCTTATAAGATTCAGTAAGTTTATTCAATATTTTACTTTTTACGGTACCAAACTTATTCATTTTTAGTCGTTTAAAATGTCCTTCAATTTATTTTCTATTTCATAAATATTACGTTGAGCTTTATCCATGTCAAATAAATCGACAAATTCTAATTTTTCTTCACCCAACATACCTAATATCTTTGATTTTTTAGATTTAGATTCACTTAAAGGTTCTCCACCACCTTCAGCTGGAGGAGGAGGTGCTCCACCACCCAAATCCATTCCACCACTTTCTCCACCACCTTGTGCCGCCGCTTGCATCGCCTTTTCTCTTTCCTCTTCAGGTATTCCATATTTTTTATCAACCTCATCAAATACACCTGAACGTCTAATTACATTTTGTGTGTTTGTTAATTCAAAACCTAATGCACGTTCTAAACGTTGTTGTTGTAAGTCAAGTAATACCTCACTATCGCTCATACCAAGAATATTTTTCTTAGCCCATGTGTGTGATACTGGTAAAATACCCATTTGAGATTGGTCTGAGGTTGCGTCTTTATAAAGTGTAATCTTTTCTTTCCATTGTTCAATACGTAATAAATCAGATTGAGCTGATGGATTTGTTAATGACAATGTAAAATTATTTAATTCATCTTCCATACCTGTTAGGTATAAATGAATTAAAGCGATTTTATTTAGTTCTTGTATTAATGATTTTTGAATTCTATTAATTGTTCTTGCAAAACGAATATCCATCAAGGCTAAACTCTTACCTTCACCAACAACCTCTTCAAATCCTAAAAACGCCTTTGGTATACGAAGTGCCGCTAATAATTTCTTTTGGATATACTCAATATCAGCAATTTCACCCAAATTTTGTGCTCCCGGCAAAGTTTCAATTGGATTTGTTTGTGATGGGTCACGAACCGGAATGAAATAATCTTGGTCTACCGCCATTTGATTATATCTCATATCAACTTGTCCGTTATTTGGATTTTGAATTTGATCTCTTTTGAATTTGTTTGCGACACGTTGTACATATGGTTCGATATCTTTATCATCCATATTTCCAACAAATATTTTGAATACACGTCTTTCTGGTGCTCTTGATGTTCTATAAATTAACATAGCATCTTCTGCAAGTAAAAGTTGTTTCCAAATTCTTCTAATCTTATCTAACATAGAAGTACCATATGGTAACTTTCTATCATCACCTAATAATCTAAAATGTGCAATCTCCCAAGCTTGGAATTCCATATCTTTGTTCTTCCATGTAAAACGTAATTCACGACTTGGTAATTTTACATCTGCAACTTGACCATGACTTTTTGCTGCGGCACCTTCTAATCTTTCTATTTCAATATTTGGTAATTGTTGACAACCAATAATACCTTTTTCGGGGTCTATTTTTAAATAAACAAAATTATCACCATACTTACACACACCACGAGCCCACATAGACAAATTTGTGTTTATGTCTAATTTGTTTAAAAACAAATCATCTAAAATTGATTTAATTCTATCTGATTCGGAATAAACAGTAAGGATATCACCTTTTTCTGATAATGTTGTGGATTCTTCTGCATAAATGTCTAATGCTGCAGATATTTCAGGAGTGAACTCCATAGATTCGTAATCAAAATATGCCGCTAATCTATTTGGTTCATAATAAACCGATTGATTATAAAGTGATTGATCTAACTTAGCCCATTTGTCAGCAATATATTGGCTTTGTTGAGCTTGCAACATAGCCTTTTCAAATTCTTCCCTGCTATCTGTTTTTAAAAGTTCGTCTTTGTTAAAATTAAATGATGGTGTGTTTTCCTTTTTTACTTGTCCGGGAAAACCAAACATTCTTGTTAATTTCTGAAAGACCGTTAAATTTTGATTTGCCATTGTATATAAATACTTTTCTTTAGAATATAAACTAAAAACCCAACATTATAAAGGTATTATCTACGTTTACCAAATAACCAAGAATTTTCTGCATAGATTTCTTTTCTAACGTTCATTTGTCCTGTTCTTGGGTCTCTCGAACCCATTCCATCAATTCCCATAGAACCAATTTGGTCAAAAGAAGAACCGTACGAATAGAACGATTTGTTTGGTTCATATGTTCTTTCAGATAAAGTCCAAGATTCTAACATGGCCTTATTTTTAGATTCATTTCTTTGTAATTGATTAAAACAAATATCCCCAGCATATAAAGCCATAGAAAGGCTCATAATTGAATCGTCATGTGCACCCTTCATGTGGTCAGGTCTTCCATTTATATAAACAAACGTATTAAGTTCATTTAGTAATCTTGTAGAACGTATTGCAAATCCTTTTCTAACTTGTTCTTCAAACGCAGCAACAATTTGAGTTCTTTTGTTATTAAAGTTTATTCCTGGAATTTTTTCCATTGCTTTTTTATTATATTCCCAAATGTTTTGTGTATTAACCCCATCAATATAGAGATTTTTATAATTCATCTCTTGTAATTTTCTGGATGTGGCAATACCCATACCACCAGTAATATCTATTACAATAAATGCATCATATAAAACACCCCACTTATAAGCAATGGACGCTAAATCATCGGGTGGTATTTTACCGATATATTCAACCACCTGTTCTCTATCGTCAAAATCTACAATATTGATTGATGAAAAATCTTCACTATCTCCTCTACTAACATCCACACCCATAATATAACGATGTCCTTGAACCGGTTCTTTCCATTGCCAGAAAGTACCTTGCATATATTTTTCTTTCGGTTGTCTAACTAAATTCTTTGCTATGTTTTCTTGAACATCGCCAGGTATTACACCATCACCCGAACCCAAGAAATCACATTCCAATTCCTGAGCAATTTTACGTCTATCATATTTGAATTTTTTAGACATAGATTCAAACCACGATGAAAACGGTTTATATCCTTGTTCCAAATATTCATTATATTTTTCAATATCAAAATCATACATTACAACCTCATCATCATTATATTGTTCTCTGTTCAACATATAATGACATATATCCTGACATTTAATCCAACGTAAATCTTTGGTGTAACGAGGGTCTTTAAACCATCTTAAATCTGTAATATGAAAATCATTCACTCCACGAATAGCTTGGTCATAAACACCATAATATATTGGGTCATAACCGTTTGGTGTTGAAATTAATATAATTTTACCACCCGTAGAAAGAGAGGCCATAGATGCTGCCCAAAAGTCTTCTCCCGCTTCAATATATGCCGCCTCGTCAAATACAAGTATTGTTGGTGTGTAACCACGTAATGCATCCGCTGATGTTGCAACCGCCTTAACCTCACAACCATTATTTAATCTAAATCTACTTTCAGAGTTTTTATCAGGTGAAAATCCTACATTAATCCAATCAGGCCATTGTTCTAAAAAATGTCTAACCTTATTAGCCATTTCAACTGCAGTATCACGTTTGTTTGCAATAAGTAAAACTCTATCTGGATTATCGGGTTTAGCCAATTGTAAACGTTTTGAAATCCATGCTGCTGTTACTGTTGTAACACCCGCTTGTCTATATTTTCTTGTAATATTTTCATTATACTTTTCGTAATCGTTCAATAATTGAATTTGATCTGGAAATAGTTCTAACGGAACATATTTTTTCTGTGTATTATCGAACGTTTGTAAATAAGTTTTAAGTGCATATGGTGTATCTTTTATGATTCTTGCATATTCCTTAAGTTGTTCTATTTTAGAATTCATATATATAAATATAAAAAAAGGGAGTTAAAACTCCCTTAACAATTTATTCGTCTTTTGGTCTTGATATTCCAAGACTTCCTAAAAAGTCATCTAAATCATCATCATCAGTTTCATCACTAATATCATCCAACTCTTTATCAAATTGATTCATTGTTTCCGTATAATCAAAATCTCTAATTTCTTCTTGTATTGCTCTATACAAAAGCCCCAATAATCTTTTTCCTTGTTCTGAGTTTGATAATACTTCTTTCATCAGTACTAAAAACTCTTTAGCTGGTTTTTGTATGATATGTGAGAAGAGAATGAGTTGCAATCTATACTTGTCCTCTTCAATTAAAGTCTCTTCAGGGAATTGATTTCTAACTCTATTCCAAATTGCAGGTCCTAAACGTAAATCCCACATTTCTTTTTCTAACGTATCTTCAGAACCTTCTATATCTTCAAACGGTAATTCATTACCTTCTTCATCTTTTGGTCTTCCTTGAATTGCAACAACCTCCATCACACCTTTTATCAATTCATGAATTAAGATTGGAAAATTTACCGCCCTTGCATGAATAGTTGGTGGGTCAGTTTGTCTATCAACAGATTCTTTACCTCCAACCTGAGGTTCTCCTCCACCGCCACCCATCATGGCCTGCATCATATCATCACTTAACTGCCAGTATAATGTGTCGTTTACTGACATTAAAACTCCGTATTGATTAATCAATGCATCTGAACCTGTTATTTCTCTAACTCTATCGGCAACCATATGATACATGTAGTGACCTTTTTTAGAAGCACCTTGTACCATAGTATTAATCAATCTTCTTTTAGCCTTTTCTAAATCTAATGTTTGTAAATCATTATATAAATCCATTTCAACATCAACCTCATCCATTTGTGGTTGTTGTTCACCTGGTTCTTCTCTGTTGAAATCGTCGGTATCAATTTCTCCCATACCAACGATTTTTGCATCGAAAATAAAATCATCATCAGATAACCCCATTTCTTTTTTAACAAGTTCAATTGCTAAATTTTCTAATTGTTCTCTATGATTATTTTCGGTTCTAACAATATTGTTATGAGCTTGCATCATTGTTTGAACTAAAGGCATAACACCTTGTTGTCCTCTTAATGGTGTTTGGTCACCAGTATATTGTCTAACTCTTTGAACAACCTCTCTGTATCTTTCAGATGCTAATAACTCTTGGAAATTTTTGTTTGGTTCGTCACCTGTTTTAGGTAGTGGAACTTTTTTTAGTGGTGTTTCACCCGCAGCAAGTTTATCTTGCAAACCTTGGTCTGGTCTATCTTGGGTGTCGAAATCCATCGGCATTTCATTTAAATTTTCATTGATGATAGAAATAAGTTTCCCTTTTGTAAATTTCATTACTTTGTTTCTTTTAACGCCTTTGGTTTAGGGTTTGGACCTGGTCCAGGTTGAAACGGTGTTTTTCTTGGGTCTTTTTTTGGTGGTGTTTTTGTTCCTGGGTCTTTAGTTGGTGCTGGTTTTGTTGTCGGTTCAGTTTTTGGTTCTGCTGCAGTAACAATTGCATCATAACTCATAAATTCTGGTATACCGTTGTGTCCTTTTTTTACCTTTGGTCCGTGTTGTACCATCGTTTCAGACTCATTCAATTTATACTGTATCAATTCCATAATTTCATTCTTTGATGTAAAACTATGAAATTCTTTGTTTTCAACCAAATTTTTTACCCAATTTTTTATTTCGTTACCTTCACCCATATATTCTTTGTCACAAGTACAGTCTTTATGTGGTTTATCACAATCCTCACATCTCTTTTCGTCTTTTTCTTTTTTCTTATTCTTTAACAAAAGTTTGAAATCTTCAGCGTCAATCTTACCATTTTTGTTAGCGTCAATATTTTTTTGTTTACCCACTAATTTTTTTTCTCTTAATTCAACGTTCAATCCTTGGTCAGTCATTTTTTTAACTTCCGCAGGATTAGTTGTTGCTTTTCTCATAACAACAGAACCTTTACCCACATTAGCGGATTGTTCACTTAATATTCTTTCAGACAAATCATTCAATTGTTTGTCGGTAAACTTTACCAATGTTTTTTCTGAGAAACCTTCCTTAATTAATTTCTCTACGATTTCATTTCTTTTCATACTTCTGTTAATTTTACCTCTTCGGTTATAAGATTATAATTTCTTTGTTTTAATTTTTTGTTCACCGAATCCAATGATTCACCGAACTTAAATGTTAATCTTTCAAATTGGCTATCAAAATCAAATTTTTCCCATGCTAATGAGACCACACCATCTACAGCATCAATAACTCCGAAATAATCGGAGTCTTGAACTAATTCTAATTTTAAATCAGTATTTTTTAATAAACCAACTAAATTAACGTATTCTACGTCAGGTGATTTACTTCTTTGAGTTGCAGATGCTGGTATTTGGAACCAATCCCCCATGTCAATTTCAAAGGTCTCACTGAAAATGAATTCATATTGTTTTTGACCTTTGTAATCTGAACCAATTTCATTGACATAGATTAAATGCATTTTAATTGAAATATTTGTGCAAAGTTTGATTTATACTATTGTTAATCTCACTCTTAATTTCATCTAAATCTAACTCTTTAACTTCTTCTTCGTCACCCACTTCTTTGATTGCGTATTTTGATAAATCAATTTCATCTGTATCTACAGGAGTATTGATAAACTCATCCAAAGCCGCCATTGAATCATATTCAGCAACTTCCTCAGGTGCAGGTTCAGCCGCAGGTTCTTCTGCAGGAACTTCAGCGGTCGGTTCTTCACCACCCACCTCTTCTTCTCTTTCAAACTTCTTACCAATTTCTTCGATATCCTCATCATCCAATTTATCTAAATCAACCGCAGAGATAATCATATTCAAAATATATTTGATATCATCACTCTCCATTTGGTCTTGTAAATCTCTTAATTCTTGACCTAATTTACCTGCATATTTTTGAGCTTCCGCCATGTAAGATGATCTCTTACCACCTTCTTCACCATCTACAGGTGGAGTTTCCATTCCTGGCTCTTCAGCTGGAACTTCCGCAGTTGGTTCTGCAGATGGAACATCACCCATTGCATCCGCTTCAGGTGCTGGTGGTATATCCATAGAAGGTTCCGCCATAGGAGCTTCTTGTTGGGGTTTGTTTTGTTTTAAAACATATTTTGTGGCTTCTTGTAATTCTTCTTGACCTCTTAACAATTCAAGTCTTTTAAATGCTTCCGCATATGAAGAAAACTTATTTTTATTCTTCATGAACATACCACCGATATAATCAAGTGATGATTCATTTAATCCTCTCTTTACATAGTAACCGTCTTTTTCTTTAACGATACCATATACACCACCTGTTGTTGATTCTTTAACCAACTCAGGTTTTGATGAAGAAGAACTTTTATTGTTATTTTTGTAGTATGTTAATTCAAGGATTCTTTTTAATTTTTCATCCCCGTTTAATTTTTCACTTCCTAGTGGTTTTAATTCTGCCATTTTATAAAATTGTTAAGATATACTTATTCTTATCCTATAAATACATAGATATATAGAAAAAAATATGTATAGTTATTGTGTTATGGACAATTTCTTATCTACAATGTCCGTTTTTAATTTAAGAAGTTTCTCAATATATCCGTTTCTACGTAGTAGTTTAAATGTTAAATTTTCATAAGAGTATTCACCACCAGACTCAAGCCCACTTTGTCTAAACTCTTTTATTTTCTTTCTAAGAATATCAATTTGATTTAATGTGTCCTTTTTTATACCTTTTTTAATTAATTCGTCTATTTTTTTGGCATACTCCTCACCTTTTTCCAATATTTTTCTATCGTCAATATTTGGGGTTTCTTTCTTAGGTTCAACAACCCATTCATTGTGTAAAATCGAGTAAACGCCTGAAGATATATGTTCTTCATTCACGTCTTGGACATATACTTCCACATCAAAACCTTTGATTTTTATATCGTGATTGTTGTTCCAAACGTTTTTCTTTGCATCAAAAAACTCTTTAATTAGTTCTTTTGGGTAATTTAATTCATCGTAATCGATAAGTACATGTAAATCAACATCTGAATAATTAGACCAATTGTAATTCGCCAATGAACCGGTTAAAACTATGTCATGTATAAAAAACTCAACACCGAAGGTCTCTATAAAATCATCAGATACCTCTAACAATTTTTTTCTGATTTCTTCCCTCATTTTGAATTTACCGTCAACCAACTCAAATATGTTTTCACTTAAGTTGTCTTTAGATTCAAACGACTTAACAATTTTTTTATCAAGTTCCTTATCTTCAATTAAATCTTCAAAAAGACTCATGATTGTTTTTGATACTTATGTGCTTTAGCGATATTCTCGTTAAAAAACTTCCCCTGAGACTCGGCCATCCTGAATTTTGTGAACTTTGTCCAAGGTACTTTATTGTATACATAAATACTTCCGTTATTGAAAGTAACTGATAAATCCTCGGTTTCGGTATTATAAACTGCGTTTTTTAAATTTGATGATTGAATAGTGACTTCGATAATTTTACCGTCAATTTTTTCTGATATTATACCCATAGTATATTGTTTATATATTATAGATAATAAATACAAAAAAATAAACCCCTCATTTTGAGGGGTTTATTTATTAAGTCGATTAGATGCTTTTTACTTTTTTGTAAGTGTAATTCTTTGAAATGTTTTCATTGAAAAACTTACCTTGTGATTTCGCTAAACGAAACTTAGTGAACGTTTTCGAAGGAACTCCTTTGTATTCATAAGTTGTCCCGTTGTTAAACATTACTCTCAAATTCTCACTTAGGGTGTCGTAAGAAGCTGACTTTAGACTTGTTGATTTGATTGAGGTGTAAATCATTTTACCCGCAATTTGTTCTTGTTTTACTGACATGGTGTATTAATTTATATTATAATATACCAAAAAAACGTCAGATAAAAAAATTTTGAGGTAAATTAATTTAAACTAATTGTACGTTCTAAAGCCTTCTTTTTGTCAATTGGTAACACTAAAGTTAAGATACCGTTCTCAACCTTTCCTTCGATATCCTTTTCTTTTACATCATCAGGAATGTTGTAACTTTTAACAAATGAATGAACAAAAGAATGTTTTACATCTGTTTCTTCGTGGTCAAAAGAAATTTTTAAAACTCCGTCTTTGGTTGAAATTTTTAAATCTTCTTTTGTAAGACCAGGTACACTTACTTGGACTTTATACTCTGTTTCAGTTTTACTGATGTTAGTTTCTGGCGTCCTTAAAAATCTTGGACTTTCAAACATACTTTCGAAACCTTGAAAAAATGGGTCTTTAAATAATGTAATCATAGTTTATAATTTTTTATAATTGATTTTTCAATTTATATGCCAACGTAATTTTACAAAAAATGTTTAGACATATTGTCATAGAAAATATTAATAAAATGTCATTATGACACTTATTTTGTTTTTATTATTATTTGTGTTATGTTTGTAGTATAAACTAAACTTACATAATATGTCTGTAGATTTTTTCGAAGATGGTCCATCCCAAGGGCAAAAAAGAATACGTAAAGGTTCATCAACACCAATTTTAGACAATTTTTCTCGTGACCTCATAAAAATGGCAGAGGAGGGTAAAATTGACCCGATTGTTGGTAGAGATAAGGAGGTAAAAAGAATTGCACAAATTCTTTCACGTAAAAAGAAAAATAATGCTGTTATAGTTGGTGATGCCGGTGTAGGAAAATCTGCACTTGTTGAAAAATTAGCATTAATGATTTACAGAGGTGATTGTCCTTCTAATCTCTTAGATAAACGATTAGTAGCTTTAGATTTAACTTCTTTAGTTGCTGGCACAAAATATCGTGGTCAGTTTGAAGAACGAATTAAGGCAATCATCAACGAACTTCAAGAATCACCAAATGTAATTGTCTTCATTGATGAATTACATACTATGGTTGGTGCAGGAAATGCTAGTGGTTCCATGGATGCCGCAAATATTTTAAAACCCGCATTGGCAAGAGGTGAAATGCAATGTATTGGTGCAACAACGTTTGATGAATTTAAAAAACACATAGAGAAAGATGGTGCATTAGTAAGACGTTTTCAAAAAGTTATTTTAAAAGAACCAACAATTGATGAGACGATTGAAATATTAAAAAATTTAAAAGATTCTTACCAAGGATTTCATAGAGTCGAATATGAAGATGGTGTGTTAGAGACAATTGTAAAATTGTGTCATCGTTATATTACTGATAGACAATTCCCCGATAAGGCAATTGACGTTTTAGATGAATTAGGTTCGGAAAAACGTGTTTCATCGAAAATACCTGAGATTATTGAAATATTGAAAAAACAAATTGAAGATGTAAGAGATAAGAAAGTTCAAGTTGTAAAAACACAAAACTATGAACAAGCGGCTAGATTAAGAGATGAAGAGAAAAAAATTGTTACAAAACTTGAAGAGGAAAAACTTAAATGGGCTGATACTCAAAAAAATAATAAAACACCAATTACAATAGATGATGTATATGAAATTATTTCAGATATGACTGGTGTTCCGATTACTAAATTAGATTCAAAAGAGACACAAAAACTTTTGAAGTTGGAACAAGTTCTCTCATCAAAGGTTATTGGTCAGGACGATGCAATCACAACAATATCAAAATCAATAAGAAGAAATCGTGTAGGTATTAAAGATGCGAATAAACCAATTGGTTCATTTATTTTTATCGGTTCAACAGGGGTGGGTAAAACTTTTTTAGCTAAATCAATTGCTGAAGTTTTATTTGGTGACCCAGATAAAATAATTCGTGTTGATATGAGTGAATACATGGAGAAACACAATGTGTCTAAATTAATTGGTTCTCCTCCAGGTTACGTTGGGTATGATGAAGGTGGTCAACTAACCGAGAAGATTAAAAATAATCCATTCTCTGTTGTGTTGTTTGACGAAATCGAAAAGGCACATAAAGATGTATTTAACATATTGCTTCAAATATTGGACGAAGGTCACTTAACAGATTCGTTCGGTAGAAAAGTGAATTTTACTAATACAATTGTAATTATGACATCTAATGTCGGTGCAAAAAGAGTTTCTGAACTAGGTGGTGGTGTCGGGTTTTCAACTTCCTCAAGTGAAAATCAAAAAGCTGAAGTTAGAAAAACTATGATTCAAAAG